GCAATGCCGGCACAGCAACGGCAGCCACCCTGGCAGGGGCAGCCACCATCAGTTACGATTCGTCAACCGGCAATGCAACGATCACGCTGGACCCGGAATCCATCACTGAGCAGACAGCCAAGGGCAGCACGGCACATGACAATGACGTGCTGCTGGTGATTGACAGCCAGGACAGCAATGTGCTGAAGAAACTGGTAGTCAGCAACCTGCCCACTGGAAGTTCAGGGGACACCATACCCACTGGCTGCATGTTCCCCTTTGCCGGCGCGATCTTGCCTTCAGGGTGGTTTTGGTGCCGAGGTGAAGAAAAAAGCCAAACAGAGTTTTCGGCTCTTTACAGTGCTATCGGAGATAGCTACGGGACTGCCACTGGTTCAGGTAATTTCGTTTTACCTGACCTCGGTGGTCGGGTTCCTGCAGGCAGGGAGCCCAGTGCAAGCAGGTTAACCACGGCGGGGAGCGGAATTAATGGTGCCAGTGTTGGCGCTGGTGGTGGTTCACAGACCCACACATTAACGTCGCCCGATGAGCTACCTAGTCATGGTCATAGTCACAGCCTTGATGTGGATGTCACCTTCTCTTTGAAGGATGGACTGAATGAGAGCGACAACTGGTTTTTGCACGGGGCAACCTCCTCTAGCTACGATAAGATTGTAACTTATGGCCACTCTAATACCTTTAAGATGAAAAAGGTAGTCCCAGCGGATTACTTTGATGTCGATTCATCCTTTTCAGGCTCCATATCAAGCACCGGCTCAAGCGGGGCACACAATAACACCCAGCCAACACTTATCGTTAACTACATCATCAAGTACTGATTATGACCAAGACAGCATTAGCCCAGTTTGTTGCGGACAAGCTCCAAAAGAGTGACGACACATCACTGGCGTTGCTGAAGTCCTTTATCAACCAGCGTTACGACATGATCTGGGATGCCGGCCTGTGGAGGGAAACCCTGGGCACAACATCCTACTCAGTGGCTGCCGATACAGAGGATGTTACCCTGAACTCCACAGTGGATTTCCCGGTGGCGGCAAGCTGGGATAACGATGGAATCTATCCGGTTAACTACGAGGCAGTGTTCCAGATTGACCCCAATGAATTCAACCAGAGCGGAACCCCCACCAGTTATGTGGTGTTGCCCAAGGACTCCAGTGGCAATGTGGTTATCAAGCTGGTACGCAAGCCCAATGTAGCCAAGACCCTGCTGGTGCTGGGTAAGCTCAAGGTTACAGCAATGGGCGACACGGATAGCCCGAAGATAAACGGAATCAACAATGCCCTGCTCGCCTATGTGGAGGCTGATATGCTGGAGCATGTAAGGCAGTACGGCAAGGCGCAGGCCAAGCTGGCTGAAGCTGCAGCACAGATGGCAATCATGCGTGACCTGGAGACAGGCCAATCCGCCAAGGAGACAAGAATCATACCGCAGGTCAGCAATGACTGGTCTGCAGCAGACTTTACCTAGAATGTAGCGCAAAATAGTTATGCCGCACCTGTACAATGATGCACTGGATGATCAACTGGCTTATGACGCCAGCATGTCGTTTGTTGGTGGGCAGGTATCCAATGTGCGTTCCAACCTGCTGGCACCTGAACAGTATGCCGAGGGGGTTAATATTGACGTTACAAGGTTTGGTTCAGTGCAGACCCGCAGGGGAACAGACCTTCAACTTGGCCTGGTAACCGACCCTGATGAACCTGCCTGGGAAAACATCAGTACCGACTGGGATGCCTACAGCACCAACCCGTGGGAGTGGGGCAGCACCACGGTTCAGGGGGTTGGTTATTATGACAAGCCGGGAACAGAGGAGATGGTGTGCATTGGTTGGGGAACCTTCCTGAAGAACTCCGGTTCAGCCTGGAGTGAGGTGACAGGTTACGCCCCCAATGCAACTGCCAATGTTGAGTTTGCCCAGTTGGTGGATAAGGTTTACATGACCGATGGGGCTAATGGAAACGTCCATAGCTACAATGGCACAGCCATTACCGATGAGGGCAACACCTCCACTGACCCGCCACGGTGCAAGTTTCTGGTCACCCACACGAACAGGTTATTTGCTGCAGGGCTAACTGTGGCTGACAGTCTGGCTTGCAGTGGCATTCTGGATGGCGGCACATGGGATGCAACCAGTGATGTTATCAGGATTGGCGGCGATTCAGGTGACCCGATTACAGGACTCGCCCCCTGGTATGACTGGAACATACTGGTGTTCAAGGAGCGTTCCATCTACACGGTGAACGCCGACCCGACTGAAACTACTGCCGCTTCATGGACCATCCACAATATTGACCGGAACATCGGTTGTGTGTCCCACCGTTCCATTGCACAGGTGGGTAGTGATGTATTCTTCCTTGCCCCTGATGGCATCAGGACTGTTAAGACCATCCTGCAGGGTGCCCAGACAGCCGTCTCCGAACCCATTAGCGTGGGGATACAGGATGTCATTGAAACCATCAACTGGACCCAGGCAGTACAGCAGGCATCGGCAGTCTTCTGGAACAACCACTATATTTTAAGTGTCCCGACCTCCAGCAGCACCACGAACAATACGCTGATTGTCTACAATACGATTACCAAGAGCTTCATGGGCACATGGACAGGCTGGGCAGCAACGGACTTTGCCATTAGCGCCTTTGGCGGTGACACCAGGCTGAACATAGCCGACACCACCAAGGTAACGACATGGCTTGATTATGTGGCCGAGTCAAGTGAATCAGATTCGACCTATCAGGATGACGGTACTGATTACTCCTCCAGTGTGTCCACCCGAGCCTATACCTTTGGCAATCCCCTGAACGAACTGCAACCCAACCATGTTGAATTTGAATGGAAACCGGGACGGGCAGATTCAGTTGAGGTAAGGACCATGCTGGACAGTGGGCTGGAGGCTATCATTCACCCATCCACAGTGGACACCAAGACCACCGGGGTCACCCTGCCAGTTGACCTGCCATTCACGCTGGGGAGGGTTACTCCAATCCAGAAGAGTTACAACCTGATGCCCCAGGGACCGTGCAGGGAGATTCAGTTCAAGGTTGTGGCAGCCGATAACAAGATGGATTTAAGGGCGGTGCGAACCAGTAGTTACGTTTCAACCATGGAGCTTGAGAATGTCTAATTTCACCATCAACGAGATCATAAGCTTCTGCCATGAGAACGATACCCGTGGCAGGTGTTTTGATGAATGGCCTGACGACATCATGGCAGCCTACCTGAAGTTCCATTTCAATAATGGTTCACTTGCCCTGGTGGAAAAGGGTGGCGAACTGGTGGCGATGGGCGTGGCAGTGAGAATGATGGAGGGAGACATGGAGCGGCACTGGATTGCCGATGACCCTGAAGGAGATTCAATTTATCTATCCGACATTGTAGCCACTTCGATTGAAGGCGTTCAGGCGTGTGTCGAGGAGATGGATGCCCGGATGCCCGGTTGGGACAGGCTAAAGGTTTATGCAATCAGAAATGGAAAAAGAAGAAAATGGAATCCCGAAGTCCTTAAAAGGGTGCGTGATGGCTGGGGACGGGTATCCGTGGAAGGTTCCAACGGCGAATGTGGCGGTGACTCTACCGGAGGGAATGTACCGGGGGGAGGCATGGCTGGAAAAGATGCGACTGGGGAACTGCGCGGTGTGGGTTCTGCCACACAGGCCGATGATAGCAGAAGTTTATGTGAGTGGTTTCAGGGGAGACTTATACGGGGAGGAACTGGAATTAAGGGAGTTGCGGACAGTACCGCGAGAAGAGTTGATGACCATGTACGACAAGGCGCTGAAATGATGGATAGATTCATAGAACAAGCGGAGGCAATCACAAGAGCCTATAGCGAACAATACTTTGCGGCAACAGATGCAGTTGCCAAGGGCACACCCCCACCACAGCCATCGGTTTATGAGTCAGCAATGGCAGGCAAACAGATTGACGTGGAATCCCTGCCGGCACTCAAGATCATTGAAGCGGCAGCCAAGTCAGGTACAGCCGGGTCAGTGAATGTTGGTGGCAAGGCCATACCTTATGACTTCACCGGGGTGGGTTCATTGCAGCAGCAGCAGATTGACATGCAAGGGCAGGAGGAGTCAGCCCGAAGGATGGCTCAAGTGGCGCTGGATATACAGGGCGAGTATGGACCGCAGTTTGCCGCCCAGCAAAAGGAACAATTACTGGCAACTGACCCTGACAGGTATGCCGCCCAGGAACAACTGGGGCAGCAGATGCTCTCCGAACTGCAGGCAGGACGTGAGTTGACTGACCAGCAGAGACAGAATGTTGAGCAGGGTGTCAGGGGTGCCCAGGTTGCACGGGGTAATGTCTTTGGTCCCGCCAATGTCGCACAGGAAGCCCTGGCGAAGTTTGACGTGGGCGAGAGGTTACGGCAGCAGAGAATGGGCAATGTGCAGAGTTACCTGCAGGGGATGCCCATTGCGGCACAGTTCGGGCAGCTACAGGGTGCCCAGCAGGGAGCGGCACCGTTCATGCCACAACAACTGCAGCCAGGGATTGGGGTTAACCCGAATGCCGGGGCACAGGGTATGCAGTTTGCCTCGCAGAACTATGGCACCTATGTGCGGGGCATGGCGAACCAGAGCAACCCGTGGATGACCGGGCTTGGATTTGTGGGTGGCGCACTGGGTGGACCAATGCTGGGGGCCGTTGGAAAAAGTTGGGGTAACAGATTAGTGGGATAAGGAGATAACATTATGGCAAATGATCTGGCAGTAGGATTAGGGCTGGGGCTAAAGGCAGCCAGCATGGCAGGTGCCTGGGATGAGGCGGAAAAGGACCGGGCATTGCGTGAGGCAATGGCAAAGCGCCAACACGAATTCACCGCCGAGCAAGCTGGCTTGGAGCGTGCATACGGCACATCTGAGCGTGAGGCCGGGGAAGCGTTCAGGGGAGGAGAAGCAGAGAAGCTGCGCACCCACGGCACGTCTGAAAGGGAAGCTACCAGTGCTGCTGCGATGGATAGGGTAATGAAGCAGCAAGGGGCGGCTACTCTCCGGGCCGGCATAGCAGAGGGGGGAGCCACGGTTCGTTCCATTGCACAGAGAGGGGTTGACCTAATAAAGATGGGGGCAGAAGCGCCCAAGAACAGGGCGCTCACTAAATACTATGAAGAAAGAGCAAAGGCTGAAGAGGCAGAACGTAATAAGCCCAGCGGGATTGACGAAATAAGTAACTTAATACGCCGGGGAAGGGCTTCTGAAGAAGCGTTCAGGGAAGAGCACGCCGAAAAAACCAGACTAATAAACCTGTACGCCACAACTGCAGGGTGGTCACAAAAGTCCAGGGAGAAGATGGCTGAACTTCAGCAGGAATTAAAAGCCTCCCATGAGGATTTAATGATTGAACAGCAGGCACTGCAGGCTTTCTCAAGGAAACTAATCGGAACTGTCAAGGCACCTGAAAAGCCATCAGTAGAAGTCCGTTCATTAGTAGACGACGAGGGGAAACCGATGCCGGGGCATGAGTATAAATTCAGTATTAATGATCCTATGGGGATAGGAAAACCATTGTACGATCACCTTCGCGGAATGTATCCCGACTCAAAAAAGACAAACACGGAACCTGAACTTCGGGAGAGCCTGGGGGATCAACTGATGAATATGTACAATAATAGAAACATGCCAACTGCCCCAGGGCTGGGGTTGGCACCAGCAACAGGAGGGGTTGTCTTGCCGGGAACCGGACGATGAGTGAGGTACTGGAATTCTTCAGGAGACAGGAGCCAAAGTTCAATGATGTTCCTGACGAAGACTTGACGGTATGGATTGGGCATAATTTCCCCAAGTTCCTTCAAGACCCCGGCTTCGCCAAGCAACATGACATTGAGCAGACAGTTTATTTCCATAAGCAATACCCGGAGGAAGCAAGGAAGACTGAAGGGGAGTTGCAGGCAGAGAGAAGAGAGTTCCTTGGGGAGAAGCTAGTCCAACATAACCTTGAATTCTCTGCAAAGCATCCCATCCAGATGCCCAGCCCAACACGATCCACATTTCTCCTCCCCC